GAGGCCGCTCCTACTAAGGGGCGGTCTTCGTCGTTCTAAGTAGTACCAAGACAAGTAAAGGAAAAGATGAGTAACGAACTTTCAGTCCCGCCCGTTCATCAGATGCCTGTGGCCGATGATCGGCTCAAGAGCCGTAAACAGCTTGTGGAGTTCGCGTCAGAACTTCAGGACACCGAAGCTCGATTCGTGGCACAGGTCATTGTCAGAATGAGCGAGAAGTTTTCCAATAGGGTTGCTACTGTCAGAAATCTGGAAGCACTCCGGACCGAGACCCTAGAGTTACTCGCTAAGGGTGGAATTCTAGCGTCTGTCGATGTAGCACCTGTACTCAGTGGAGAGCCGCCTATTGTCGAGATCGTTGGTCACATGTCGGGTACCGAGAGCGCCGAGTACGGCATGGACCACGAAAGGAAAAGAAGTGAGGTAAAGAAGGCTCATGCTCGTGGAGAGTTCTTCTTGGGGGAGAAGGAGCACACTGACTCCGCCCCCGCACGTAAGCGTGACGCCGCCGAGCGGGAGAAGCGTAAGCAGGACTAGGTGGATTTCCTCGATCAGCTAAAGAGTAACTTTGACACTGCACCAGTCGGAATTGCGACTTTCAGTGAGGATAAGCGCTTCTGCGGAAAACCACTTTATCCGCGTCAGCGGCTTCTACTCAAGCTGATCTTCTTAGAGGAACTGAACGAATACGAAGAGAAGATCCTCGACTACTGGATTGCCGGTGGTCGGGGTGGCGACGAGATTGTCATCTCTCCTGACATCCGAGAGCGGATCAAGCGACTAAAGGAGAACGAGGCTAAGCACTTCCGCGAGGTAGTGGTTGTGGCTGGCCGTCGTGCCTCCAAGGGCCACGTCACGGGACTAGCAATGGCCAAGACGATGTATGACGTGCTACGCATTGACGACCCGCGTACACACTTCTCTCTGCCGGAAGAGGGTACCAAGGAAATCTACTGGTCCTGCATTGCCACGGCTCAGGATCAGGCTAAGAAGCTTCAGTACGCCGACCTTGCATCTACGATCAACGCCTGCAAGGCCATGCAGAAGTACATTCAGAAGACACAGGAGCTTGAGTGCAGTGTCAACACTCAGTCCGACCTACGTCGTCTCGACATGGAAAAGCGTCAGGGACGTAAGGTCGTACGAGACACAGCTATGCTCCGGGCCAACGCCCTCCCCGCCAACCAGGCGTCCATCCGTGGCCAGGCTACCCTAGTCGCGGACTTTGACGAGTTCGCGTTCTTCATGCAGGGTGACTCCGCACAATCTGACAGTGAGTGCTACGAGGCTCTAAAGCCGTCTCTCGATCAGTTCGGTGTTGAGGCCATGCTGTTTGTCAAGTCGTCGCCCGCATCGAAGGTCGGCAAGTTCTATGAACGTTTCCAGGCGGGCATGGCAGTGGATGATACGGGCAATCCTCTCTATGACAACATCTTTGTCATCCAGATCCCCTCTTGGGCTCTCTACGAGGGTTGGTGGGACGAGGACGCCGAGTATAACGGCCCACAACAGTGTCAGCAGGCGAGTCCCGACTGGGACCCCGAGCGTAAGAACGAGGATGGCTCCTTCTATTACTGTAAGAAGGACCGAGACCTCATTGAGCAGGCTCGTCAGGAGGAACAGGAGAACCCTGAGAAGTTCAAGGTCGAGCGACGTGGTAAGTGGGCTGAAACCATTGACGCTTATCTCATGCCCGAGAAGGTTGATGCGATGTATGCGGGGCTCCCCGTTGTAAGCGAGGGCGGCACAATCACTGGATTCATGCCTATGAAGACCAACTATCGAGAGTCATCGTACATGTACCGATACGTGGCACACTTGGACCCGGCGTCCACCACGGCCGGTTTCGGGTTCGCACTCGGTCACCTGGACTACTATGCTGGCGTCCCACATGTCTGTTTCGACATTGTGAAGCGATGGACGGCCGAGCAGTTTGGTGGCGTCATCGACCCCGACGAGGTTATGGAGGAACTGATGCAGTACATCGGTATCTTCCGGCCTGAAGAGTTCACTACCGACCAGTTCATGTCAGCCGCCATTGTTGGTGGTCTACGTAAGCGCTGTCAGAAGGCGAACTACGGGGAGGTACGAGTGTACGAGAAAACCGCCACTAGCTCCGTAAACTGGAACCGTGCGGAGGTCTTCAAGACCGCTCTCTACCGTGGTTTGATACATGCCCCGTACGACATTCCCGAAGCTAAGTATTCGGCCGTCGAGTTGAAGCGTCTTCAGAAGATCGCCACGGGGCAGATCCCGCGTGTTGAGCATCAGACCACGGGCGACTGTCAATCAAAGGACATTAGCGACTGCATTATGGCGGTCACGGAGTCTCTTATTGGAGATCTTCTAACAAGCGATGCCAGGGCTATCTTGGGTGAGTCACTCCGCTCAGGAGCAGCCGGGGGTTATCCAATGTTGACAGGCGGAGATAGACATCCTCTAGGCAAGATGACACTCAATATGGCTCACAACGACATCCTCAGAAGAGCCGGTGGTAGGGAGGGCCAGAGCAAGGGTAGTCGCCGAGCCACTCCTAATCGTAGTTACGGTGCCAAGCCGGGATACACCCGTCGCAACCGTTACTAAGCCTTTCTTTTCTTGATCAGCTACGAGTAACTACCAGAATGAATCGCAAGATTTCTTACGCCTTCCAGGACGATGGAGTCTACGCCCTAGAGAACGGGTCTGTCATTGCTCACGCCGAGACGATGGCGGACCTTGAACTCAAGCTCGCGGCTGATGACAAAGACGACGAGAGTGAAACTCTTGTCCGCCAGAAGAAGCTACAGGACAATCAGTGTCCTGACTGTGGATACAACGTCGAGAATTGCAAGTGTGAAGAGGGCCAGCATACAGCTACGATCAAGGCGGCCACTCACGTTGTCACTCCGAACGGCCTCAAGGGTAAGATCATGGGTTCAGTTGTCCCGGGTGTCTGGGGCGACGAGGTTACCGTGCGTTTCGCTAACGGTCATATCGCCCGCCTAGAGGTCACCGAAGACTTCCAGTTCACTTCTGACGCAAAGCCACTGCGTCCTGTCGCATCCGCCAAGGCGTCGAGCGCCGACAGGATTACGTTCCTACGTGAGAAGCTAGCTGAAACCGCCGATGGTGACTCTCTGGGTCTCAAGACTCGCCTCGCTGATCTTCAGGAGATTCAGGAGATCGCGACAGAGCTAGCCTCTCGCCGGTCCGCCAGTGATGAGGATGTAACGGAGCTTGACACTATTCGTGCCGAGGCTTCCTACGAGGCTTCAGAGGTCAATGACGCACTGGCTTACCTAAACGACGCAGAGCCGTATCGCGAGCAGCATCGTATGGGTCACGTTGTCGAGCAGGAGCATGTCGGCCGGGGTAACTCGGGTTGGCTTGACCAGGTTGCTCAGGACATGATCCACGAAGCAGAGAGTACAGACTTCGACAAGCTGCTCAATGAGGGTCCCTCCGTTTTCGTTGCAGACCTAGAGAGCGGCCCGCTAGCTGACCAGGGTGTCACAGCGACACTCGCCACCAGCTTCATCGAGAGCAAGATTGCAGCCGCACGTCCGGAGATCCGTGAGAAGATCACCGAGCTATGGGTTGAGCGCGTTGAGGACGCACGTCGTGAGACTTACGCCAACCGTAAGCAGACAATGTCCAAGGCCGCGTCTGTTGAGACCGACATTTACGAGAACCTCCCCGATGAGGTTTTGTTCAGCTAATGAACTACGCGGTCTACACATACCGGCTGGTCGATGGTCAGGAAGAATGTCACATCACTGCCTATAAGATGGGCGAGGATAGCGGCGTCGATGGCTTTAGTCTGTTTACTAAAGCCGACGCAAACACTTATGCTGACGCGGTCAGGCCAACCCCTGGTATTACCGTCATGGTGCTACCGCTTGAGACCGATCAACAGATCACGGCTTTCTAATGAACTACGTCGCGGGCATCTTCGATATTGACCTCGCTAACGATACCGAGGCCACCAACCAGGGTAAGCGTGCTACCGCTGCCGCTCTCGCACGTTGCAAGCAGCGTTTCGGCGCGTTCCTAGAGGGCGGAGACGCCCTAGAAGTGGCGGCCCGCTTCGACCTTATCGACATGGACCTCAAGCAGGTTGTCGCTGACGTTGTGGCTGAGTACGGTGGCAACCTTGATACGATCGAGGCTTCGGTTACATCGGTCCTAGCGGCCGGTGGGTTCTGTGATGATTGTCACAAGTGGAAGAGCGGCCCTAAGGCCGGTTGCACATGTGGCGATAAGAGTGAGACTACCGAGCACGAAGATGCTCCCGACGAGGACGACGAGAGCGCATCCGGAGACGGTGGCAGCACCTTCTCGTCCGTTCAGTCACATTGGCGTGTCGTCGGTGAGGCACTCGAAACGGAGAAGCTGCCCGACCGCCCTTTTGGCGCTGAGCCTTGGAGTAACGGTCCATCTCCCAAGATGGACAAGAAGCAGTGGAAGCCGAACGCACTGAACGACGAGGGTAATCTCAAGGTGATTGACACCGAGGGTAAGGGCTCTCCGCATCCGACAGAGCATCACGACATTAGTCGCTCGACGGATCACTCACGCGACTTCAAAGAGCAGACTCGCGGTGGCAGTGGCGTCACCGAGACAGAGACCCTCAAGGGTACAGACTCGGTTGACGGTGCCGGTTTCAACACCGACAAGAACCAGACTCAGTACCCGACTCGCACCTTCGGTGACAAGGGTCAGCAGGACAAGGCTTGGAGTGACGAGGCTTTCCCCAAAGATAGTTCGCGTAAGGAATCAGTACAACCGAGATGCCCACAATGTGGAAGTGGAATGGCCAATCTTGATCGAATGGGTAATCAGTCGGAGGACTATTGTCCATCATGTGGGTTCGCTGATCGCGAGCCACCTACTCAGCCGCTGGCGCAAGGAGAACGGGCTCCTTGGATGGCCCCGGGGGCATCGAATAATCGTGTCGAAGAGGGCATGATGATGGGCCTAGCATCCGTTGATCCGGACAAGAACCCTATTCGCGAATCTCTTCGCGCAGAGCACAATGTCCTACCTGAGCTAGAGCTTCAGGCGGCCATCAGTGCCTTCAAGTCCTAAGACTCCGCCGGACCTTAGGCTAGCTCACGGGAAGCGCTCCTGTGACAACTGCAAGATGTACAACCCCGATCATCGTACCTGTAAGGGCTATTCCGACTATCCGGTTGAGCCTGATCTGGTCTGTGACACATGGACCGAAGACCCCGAGAATCCTGTAGAGGATGATGGTTACGATGACTAGCGGCTCCGAAGACATCTAGGAACTCGCGCCATCTTTCTTGCCGGGTCCCGGAATACCTGGTGAAACTCGTTGCAACTTACCCTACAAAGCGGAATCTACTCTGAGTAAGTTGTATGCCAGGACAATCCGCTAGGAACACGAAGCAACTCAACGCGATGGTGGACAACCTCCGCGCCCGTGGAGTCTCTCTTCCCCGTAACGCAGCACGAGCCCAAGTAGAGGCTCTCTCCATCCACAAGATGGCAGGAGCCAGCGCGGGATCATCCCAGCGGTATGGGTTCCTCGATACGTCGGCCAACTCAGAAGCGGCGGCCAACGACATCCAGCAGAACACTCGCATCATCAATTCGATGAAGCGTCAGCGCACAGCGTCGAGCATGAGGCGTCAGTCCAACATCGGTACTGGTGGAGGGGGCGACGTGTTCGCGGCCATGCCACGGTTCTATGACCCCCTTGAGTACTGGGACATCACTGGACTGCCGTGGAACATGGCGGACGAGGGTCACCGACACAAGCTCCACAAGTGGCTAAGACTCTACTATGCCACTCACTATCTAGTCCCCATCCTCATCGACATCTTCACGCGGTTTCCGCTCTCAGGTATGTCCATCAAATGTAAGGACAAGAAGGCGACAAAGTTCTACGAAGAGCTTTTTATGAATGATCTTGATTACCCCGAGTTCTTCGTCGGCCTTGGTCGAGAGCACTTCCTAGTCGGCGAGGCATTCCCCCTTGCATCATTCGATGACACTCTTGGTATCTGGGAGCGCGAAGAGCTTCTGAACCCCGAGGACATCATTATCGAGAACTTCCCTCTGCTCGGCTCCCGACAGTTGAAGATTGTCCCGCCGGATTACCTCAAGAAACTGGCACAGACCAAGCAGCCCGCCAAGGAGTATCGGATGCTTGAGATGAACTTCCCCGAGTTGATCCCGTACCTGCGCAAGAACGAGCACATCCCGATCAGCGACGTTCTACTCAAGCAGGTTGCGAACAAGTTCACTAGCTGGGATGACCACGGCACGCCGATGCTCCTACGCGGCCTCCGTACCCTCATCCACGAAGAGAAGCTCCTAGCATCGCAGGATGCCATTGCAGAGCGTCTCTACTCGCCGCTCATCCTGGCTAAGATGGGCATCACCGATCTCGGTGACGGGCAGGGTCCGTGGTTCCCATCGCCCGACGAGTTAGACGCCCTGCGTGATGACATGGACATCGCACTGTCCAGTGACTTTCGCCTTCTAGTCCACCACATGGGTCTGGACATCACTAACGTCTTTGGCCGCGAGCAGATGCCACGTCTAGGTGACGACTTCGACCGCATCGAGCGTCGCCTCATGCAGATCTTCGGCATCAACCCGTCACTGCTCTCAGCCGGTGCCAACTCACAGCCGTACGCATCGTCGGCTCTACAGGCTGAGTTTATGAACCAGGTTCTCCGTACTTACCAGGGTCACTTGAAGCGCCACTTCCTAGAGCGTGCGATGGTTGTCGCTGAAGCTCAGGGTCACTATGACTACGAGACACGCGGTCAGACTCGGGTACCCGTTATGGAAGAGGTTGTTGTTGAGGACGACGAGGGTAACAAGCGCGTCGAAGAGCGCCACAAGCTTATTGATGTGGAACTTGATTTCTCCGTGCTTGACCTTCGCGACGAGGCTACCGAGCGCCAGTTCTTCCAGGCCCTACGTCAGCAAGGCGTCCCCATTCCAGACGAGAAGCTCATGCTGGGTGTCAACATCGACTTTGACGAGATGGTCGTTCAGTACAACGAGGATCTCGAAAAGAAGACTATTGCTCAGCAGGCCGCCAAGGTCAAGACCTACAACGCTCTCGCGGCGGCCGGTCTCCCGATTCCGCCGGACCTCAAGGCAGAGGTTGAAGCGAGCCGTGGACAGGCTCCGCCGCCACCCCCAGGCGGAGGCGCACCCCCGGGTGGACCGCCCATGCCCCCAGGAGGCGGTATGGGACCCCACGGCGGCCCCAGCAGCCCAATCGTGATGCCCGGAATGCCCGGAGGCATGGGAGCCCCAGGAGGACCCCCTGGTGGCATGGGAGCCCTAGGACCGGGCGGTATCGGTGGAACGCCCCCAGGAGGCGGCGCACCGCCCCGTGGAGGGATGCAGCCCGGACCGGCAGGAACGGTCCCGGACATCAGTAATGAACGTCGTCCCGGCCTCAACTACGGTGGCTCTGTGAAGAGCGATCTTGAGGACAGCAAGGATGGAGATTTTGAAGTGACGTGTCCACACTGTGGCGAGAGTCACTGTGACTGTGACACCAAAGAGTTGTCTAAACACGAAAAGGCTGGTAACGTCCAGGTTGATGATGACTTATCGAACGGGCTGCGTAAGAGAGAAGCAAGAGCAGATGACACAGTTGTTCGCCTCCCGCGCGCCAGTAAGGTTAGAAAGTATCGGCTGCTGGAAGAAGATTGACACCCGGCGCGAGACTCGACAACGGAATGGATGACGATTGAGCCTAAATAATCCGAGCCCGATTGAAGCGCACCGGGATCTCATCACTCAGTATGTGAGCGAGGGGCGCTCATATCAGCAGATTGCGGACTCTCTAGAGAGTTTTCATGGTCTGCATACAACTCGACACTCCATTCGACGGGCTGTGCGTCGTTGGGGGATTCGGAAGAGTCCGGCGGAAAAGGCAGGATTCAAGCTTGATGGCAATGACGCCGAGATCATCACTCATCCGGCGACAACCGTCAATACGCCTGACGATCTACTCCGCGAGCGCGGCCTAGAGCCCGGTGACTGGGAGGTTGTGAACCTTCAGGTCAATGAGTGGAACGCTATGACTTCAGACAAGGCAAGCGGAGACAACCGCATCGTCCTGATGAAGCAGTTGAAGGTGAACTTCAAGCGGAAGACTCCGCTGACGCTCATTCTTCCCGCTCGTATCCCGGGCGATTACATCCGGCGAGCCCCGATCAGGATCAAGTACAACCCGGACAACGCGATTCGTAGGATCGTCTTCGTCGGCGACCAGCAGGCACCGAAGCATGATCGCCGTCTCCATTCACTCTTCCTAGAGTGGCTTGAGTACAACAAGCCGACAGAGGGTGTCATGATGGGTGACTCTGGTGACTTCTCAACGTTGTCGAAGTACACCGACAACCCTGAATGGGATGAAACCGTTCAGGAATGCCTCGACTCGACTTACATGGTCAAGCGCGAATACGTGCAGGCCAGTGAAGAGACAGACTGGGTTATGTTGGAAGGTAACCACGATGCCCGTATCCGTGACGCTATCCTCAACAAGATGCCACGGATCTACGGTGTCCGCCGAGCCAAGGCTCCGGGTGAGAAGGAAGAGCGACCCGTCATGTCCATTCCGAACCTACTCCGTTTGGACGAGCTAGGGATCAAGTACATCCAGCCGGACGGTGGTTACGAGCACGCTTCGCATAAGGTGTGTCAGAATCTAGCGGCCCGCCACGGGTGGCTAGTCAAGAAGGGTGCTGGTGCCTCTGCACTAGCCTCCCTAGAGTCACTCGGTCACTCGGTTGTGATCGGTCACGTTCACCGTCAGTCAATCGTTCATAAGACGATTCATGACATTGACGGTAACCCCGGTGTCATCGCGGCTATGGAGACAGGTTGTATGTGTACCTCTGATGGTCTAGGGTATGCAGTAAATCCTGACTGGCAACAAGGAGCAGGCGTAGCCACGGTATGGCCGGACGGGAAATTCAAACTAGAGTTGATTACATACGTGAATGGAACTTTGTATTTCCGGGACCAGCGATTTTTGTGACACCCAACCAAAGGTACCTCTAATGTCAGATAAGAAGGGGCGCAAGCCTGCCCGTAAGCCAATCAAGCGTCGCAAGGAGGGTTACGTCGAGCGGACCAATGCGGTCAATTTGACAATCTGGGATGGTTACGGTAACGTCATTCCGGATGACACGGTGACTGAGATCATCAACACAGCCAACGAAGTGTCCGCGAGACATGGGTTCCTGCTCTCATTTACACAGAGCTAGACCCAACCCCGGATCGTCAGAACAGTTTCTAGAACAAGCCCTGGACCAGTTTGGGCACACGCTCAAATTGGTTGTATCCATATCGGAGAAGACATGTCGTATGATTTCCAGTGTGACAACGCGGATTGCATCCCTTGTCGCGAAGAAGAGCAGGATCTAAGCACGGCTGCGGATACGAGCGCGGACAGGTTCACGAGTTTCTCGGACTATCTGAGCAGCCTTATTCCAATGCCGAAGGATGATAATGACGAAGAGGACTTCTGCCAGTGTGAGTTCTGCGTCGAGGACAGCATGGACGGTGACTCGGGCTGGATTCCCGATTCGGATGACGAAGATCCCGATTACTGCCCGTGCGGACGCACCGACTGTGACGGTCCACAGTCCTGTTCCTGTGGTGCTGGTGATGCGTGCAGTTCATGCCCGCCGCAGGAACCGGGTGTCACATTTGGATTCCAGGCGGGTCCTGACCTATCCACGTTTGGCGCGGACGGAGTGACGTACTACTCGTCTAACTACTCGTCCATTCCGTCCATTCCCAATCGCCGCGAGCAAGTGATTGATCGTCTATTCGACATCGCCACCGATCTGGACAGCGGTAATGACGAGATCCTTGACGCAGCAGGGATTCTCTCCGAGGCTGGCGAACTGTGATCATCGGTCTGCATGGAGAAGCGGAGAGCGGCAAGGATCTAACCTACAAGCTCCTTACGGAGATTGGTGAGATGTCGGGGGCGGCGTTGAAGGGTATTGGCGTCGTCCGGAGAGCCTTTGCCGACCCGCTCAAGGTGTCGGCCGCGTATGCCCTCGGATTCAAGGGCACTGCTCCCGAGTGCATCGAGTTCTGTAACCGTCTCAAGGAGGGGACTCTGATCAGGGTTGAGGATACGTACAACTACAATTCCCTGGCGGCTCTCACGGGCCGAGAGTACCTCCAATTCTTCGGCACAGAGGCTCACCGTCATGTCTTCGGTGACTCGTTCTGGATCGACCAGACACTCCCTTACGGATGGAACCCCACGAAGGAAATGGTTGTGGTCACGGACGTTCGGTTTGACAATGAGGCCGAGCGCGTCCTAGAGAATGATGGAGTTATCTGGGAGATCGTTCGCCCCGGTCACGGGATTGGCAAAGCGCATGTCTCCGAGTCGGGTATCAACCCAAAGCTCGTTCACCGGACCATCGTCAACGATGGCACTATTGATGAGCTACGGGAGAAGATCGTGGAGGCTATTGGCCGCTATGATGGCGACGTACTACTTAGTGGGTCGATGCTCTATGGCTAGAATCGCGGTCGATGTGGACGATACGATGTACGACTACTGTGGGGCAGCCCGACAGGAGTTGGCTAACTGGTCCGGGCCAGACGCACAGAGGGCTCGGCAGGCGTCATACGCTGTCTGGTCTGACTGGCGGTCACCGAACGATATATGCGGTGGCAATCTCTGGATGGATGTAATCGCAAAGGTCCACGAAGACGAGTCGATCCTCAGACAAGATCCATTTCCGGGTGCTGTGGATGTACTACACGAGTTGGCTCAACAACACGAGATCCTCTATATCTCGACCCGGGC